GGGCGAAAGGGCTGGGAGAAAATCCTTAAATATAAGGTAACGGGACACGATGGAAACGAATTGATAATGAGAAAGATGTTAAAATGAAAAGCTCAAGACCACAACAGACAGGCACTCAGGTAGTTACACAGACGAATGATCCGTGGAGTGGACAACAGCCATTCCTTGAGACGGGGTTCCAAAGGGCGCAAACTGATGTTCTGGAAAAGCCTGAAACATTCTTTCCGGGGTCTACCGTGGTGCCGTTCGACCCTCTTACAACGGAGGCTTTGGGTTCAATCGAGAGTAGGGCGAGGGCCGGTTCTCCCCTTGTGTCGACAGCACAGGAAGCCGTGAGAAGCGCGGCGAGCGGTGACTTATTGGCTCAGAACCCGTTTTTAAGTCAGGACAATCCCTATCTGCAAAGTGCTATAGACGCGGCATCAAGGGGAATTACGAGAAATTATGAAAGTGTCGTCGAGCCTGGAATTGATGCGGCGTTCTCAAGCCGTGGAAGATATGGAAGCGGACTACAGGCCGAGGCCATAGATAGAGCGCAGGAGAACCTCGCCGACCAGTTGGGCGACGTATCCACGCAGATGGCCTTTGGTGACTACGGTATGCAGAGACAGGGGTATGATGCCGAAAGAGCCAGACAGATGGCGGCAGCTTCAGCGGCCCCCGGAATGGCGGCACAGGATTACGTCGACCCCGGACAATTGCTCTCCGTAGGGGCAGCAAGAGAAGGCCAGGCGGCGTCACAATTACAGGAGGATATTAACAGGTTTAACCTGGAGCAAACCGCAGAGAAGAAAGCCCTCGCCGACTATATGGCGCTCGTCGCCGGAGGCCAGTATGGCGGAGCGCAGACGACTTCAACCCCGATCTATGGGGATACGTCGAGTAATGTTCTGGGGAATATCGCGCAGCTTGCGGGCATAGGCGGATCACTGTTCGGCGGCATGGGGCCGTTCGGTTCATTCGGCGCATTCGGATAGGGGATAGATCATGGCTTGGTATAATAATTTGTTTGGTGGTGGTAATCCTAGATGGACAATGCCGAGTAATCAATGGAAAAATCCAGACACAGGCACGACGTATAATATTGGACAAGGAGGAAAAGCCACAGAGCAAAACCCCATGAACGCCTACTTTACGCAACTCGCAGACCCGCGCTATCGACAGGCAATGCAGCAACAGAACCTGTTTTCCAATCTGCTTAATTTCGGGGCGCAAATGAGCGCGGCTGGAGCGCCGTCACTCGATCCGGGTTATGCGGGCAGAACCCGTGCCGGTGCATGGGCTGGTCTGGGTAAAGGCTTAATGTCGGGCAATCAGGATTATCGTAACCAGATGATGAACGCCATTAAGCTGAAGTCAATGATGGAGACAAATAAACGCGCCCAAGCTATGCACGATGTTAATTTAACACTCAAGAAGCAGGAGGCAGCTAAAAGGGCAGATTGGAATAAATATTTAAAAACATTACAACCACCAACGGTTGGCGGAGTCGCGGCTACAACCCCACAAATAACACCAGACCCGCGAGGCGAGATAGATGATACTTATAGCGGCGTAGGTGTATCTGGTGAGACAAAAGAACCAGTGACCAAAGCTGGGATACAATTTCCTCCGGGGTTTATGGCATGGGAAACAGACAAGCAACAAGAGTGGCTGGGCCAATATCATTCGGATCAATTAAACCCTAATAAAGATTACAAGCAAGGCCCAGGCGGGATTCCACAGCTAACGGAGTCTGGTAAGGTAAAAGTAGAAAATACGTTCAGAAAAGAATTTATTGATGGATCAAAGGAGTATGTGAAAGTAAGAAATTCCTATTCACGAATACTATCGGCTGCCAAAGACCCCTCCCCAGCCGGTGATATAGCTTTAGTCTTTAGCTTTATGAAGGTTCTTGATCCTGGTTCCGCTGTTAGGGAAACTGAATACGCCACCGCAGAAAACGCTGGAAATATACCCGAACGATTAAGGGCGACATGGAATAAAGTATTTAAGGGGGAAGGCCGGTTATCGGTGGCTCAGAGGCAGGATTTTATCCAGAGATCAACAGGGTTGTATAATGCTCAAAGGGATAATTACCGAAATTTCAGATCAATTTATGTAAAGATGGCAGAAGGCAAAGGCGTAGGCCCAGAATTTGCCGCTCCTGATGTTGAGACGCCTTTTGATGTTATTGCCGTACCAAAGATAGGGGATATAAGACCCGGTGCGGAGGGGAAACGGTATAGACTTATAGGAAACGACCCGTCGTTACAAAGTAGTTGGGAAGAGGTGGAGGAATAACATGGAACCTTGGGAAGTATATAAGAAAAATAAAATTTCAGTATCTCAGGGAAAGCCTTTCCAACCCGGGGATGATATGCCTTGGAGCGAGGTTGCTGGTCAGGCAATCACTAATATACCGTCAAGTGGTGCCCAGTTTGGGGCAGACATTGCCAAAGTAGTCACGGAGCCAAGGGAAACAGCAAAAGCCCTATGGAAACTAGCTACAGGTTTGGTTCAAAAAATAATACCCGGAGAGCAAGAAAACGAGGCGACTGTTGATGCTGTTGTTAAATTTTTATCTAACAGATACGGTCGTGGAGAATCAGGGGATATAGTTGAAAATATTAAAAGAACAATAGCAAAAGACCCCGTTGGAGTCCTTGCCGACGTTTCAACAATATTCACGGGCGGAGGGATGGCCGCTGCTCGTGCGCCAGCTATGGCGGGGCAGATTGCGGCAGGGATACAAAAAGCGGGTCAAATGATAGACCCAGTTAATATTGCTTTAAAAACCACCGGCGCTCTGGCTAAAGCACCAAAATTGGCAGCGGCTACTATTGGTGGAACTGGTACAAAAGCATTGGAAACAGCGGTTGATGCGGGGTCGAAGAATAGTAGAGTATTTTTAGATAATTTAAGATCAAAGGATATAGATTTTAATCAGGTGGTATCTGACGCTAAAAACGCTCTACAGGAATTGCGACAAAACAGAAACAGCAGTTATTTGCAAACCAAGGGAAAGCTGGCTTCGGAAATGAAACAAGTAGGGTTAGGCGGTATCCGTGGAACCCTGGATAAATTTAGCGAGGCTGGGAAGCTGGAGGGAACAAGTGTTATATCCAGACCAAGACAGCAAAAAGTAGTCAACGATATAAGAGCTATTGTTGATGAATGGGATACCATATCAGGCCCAGATAGAAAGGTAGCTCATTCTGTTGTTGGATTAGACGAACTAAAAATAAAAATAAGGGATGAAGTAAACGCCAGTTATCCTATTGGTAGTCCTGAAAGAACAATAGCCAAAGGTGTCGTTGACGGCTTAACGGATTCTATTAAAGCAGCCGATCCAGATTATGCCAAATGGATGGGTGATTACGCAGATGCAAGCAGACATATAGACGATTTGGAGAGAACATTTTCACTGGGAGCGGGAAAAATAAACGACAACGCTCTTAGGAAACTTCATTCAATTATGCGTCAAAATGTTAACACGAACTTCGGGGCTAGAACCCAATTAGCTGAAAAACTTACTGCTACAAAAGCTGGGGTAAATATAGCAGAGCAACTTGCAGGACAAACACTAAACCCCATAATCCCTAGAGGTATTTCCAGATATACCGGCCCGTTAACAGCTATGGGTGTTGGGGGATTAGCCAGTAATCCTTGGGTAACGGGGGGATTGTTACCATTTATGAGTCCAAGACTAGCTGGTGAAGTTGCCTATAAAACGGGACAAGCTCGTGGTTTAATAAATAGAATCCCCCATCAAGTAGGCCAAGCGGCCAGACTTGGATACGGTATGAGATTACCGGCATTTCAGGCTGGTAGACCAAGCGGGATAGAGCAAGACCGTTTAAGAACAGCCCCAAGAAGGAATAGATAATGGGAACATCAAGTTTATACGACTGGTCGACTACAGCGGCCAACAACGCCTCAATTACAGGCTCCTCAATAAATTGGAGCGAAAATCAAGCCCCAAGCACCATAAATAATTCGGCTCGTGAGGAAATGCGTGAAGTCGCGCTATGGCGAGATTTACTTGGCGGGGCCAAGATAGCTACGGGAACAAATACACTCACGCTGACCACTGGCCTGGCACTGGCGGCATATTCTCAAAATATGATGTTCGCCTTTGAGAATACCACCCAGAATACAGGAGCCGTTACGATCAATGTGGATTCCATTGGCGCGAAGGATATTAAAAAATTCCACGACCAGGCATTGGCCAGTGGAGATTTAGAGGCGGCGGGTATTTATCTTATCGCATACGAAGCAACGGCGGGAAATTTCCAGTTGCTGTCACCAGTTTCAAGCGGTTCGATAGCAAGCGTGGTAGCCGATTCCAGTCCTCAGTTGGGTGGTCAGCTTGACGTGAACGGGAACGCTCTTGGCGACGGCACTCTTGAATTACTGAAATTCTCTGAGACGGGTTCGGCGGTAAATGAGTTTACCATAGCCAACGCCGCGTCGGGAGCGGGTCCGACCCTTTCGGCCACAGGCACCGACAGCAACGTGGACATTAACATTTCAGCTAAAGGCACCGGCGTGGTCGCAGTCTCTAGCTCGATGAACCCATCCATTGCCTCGACATTTAAGGCTTTGATATTTGGTTTTTAACAGGAGTAAATTATGGCAAGTGAACTTTTAAGCGTCTCGCATACGGCGGGGGTCACAAATTCAGAGAGCGTTCTGATCAACGGCGTCAACGGTCACACTTATACGATACTCAGTATTCATATATGTGAGACCGCCGGGGCTGCTGAAACTGTGGATTTATATATCGACGACGGGGGCGGGGGAACGGATTACGAAATCCTGTCCGACCAAGCCCTTGGGGCCAATGAGACCTACGTCCACAACGACCGCATTGTCATAGTGGACGAGGATCACTTGTGCGCTGCAACAGCTAGTTCTGCCAACGTAGACATCGTTGTTTCTTATGTGGATCTAACCCGATGAGCGGAATACTTTCAGATAATATCGGTCGGTCGTCAGGTCTGGTAAAAGCCGCTGCTACTGCTGCTGGTGGTTGGGCATTCGTTGAAGCTGTTGTTGCATCTGGTGATACCTCAATAGTTCTTGGAGAAGGTAATCTTAATGCTGACTACGATTATGCAGTCAGGGTACGAGTAGGTAAGATGTCTGCGGATACAGGAGGACAGTTGTCTGTGTTACAATTTGGGACAAGCACTGGCCCGACTTACCAAACCAGTGGCTATGTATCAAACGGATTCAGCGTATTTACTACCTATAAAACTTCTGTAAACAACCCAGCAACAAATGGCATTCCCCTGCTCCAAATGAACTCAATCGGTGGGGCAACTGACGAAGAGTGGAGTTGCTTCATTGAAATACTTAATCCTGCTGCAAGTATTTTACATCATGTTACTTCAAGAGGAGTTGGGCATATTGAAAACCCTGGTGATAATGCACAAAGCTGGGTTTTTGGACATCGCACAACAAGGGAAGTCATTACAGGCCTGAAGTGCATAACAAGCTCTAACAACTACGCAACAGGGACATTCCAACTCTATAAGAGGAAGATAACATGATGGGTAGAACCTATTCAGATAAATATGGTCAACATGCTTACACTCCTGAAATGGAAGCCGAAGCGGATGCTGCTGATGTTGTTAACGCTAATAATCTTGCCAATTACATTGCCAAGGAAAAGTACAAAGATGATCGACGTGCAGCGTATCCAGATATTGGAGATCAATTGGACATGCAGTACCACGACTTGGTTGATGGCACGACAACTTGGAAAGATGCCATTGCAAAAGTTAAAAACGATATAGCGAAGCCATGACTGAGAAGTGTATCCATTGTGGAGATGAGTGCCACTGTTCTGAATCAAAGTGTAGCAAATGCTCCTGTGATGAATGCAACTGCCGCCAAGAGGACGAATAATGTATGGAGCTAATAACTTCGCACTGGCATCAGATCGTTTTCATAATCGGCCTGATAGTCGTGGCCGTAAAACTTTCGTCCCAAGTTAAGGAAATTCAAAAAGACTTAGACCATCTCCAATCCTCACTTGAAAAACGTGACACTTATGTTGAGTGCGTAAAGCTACGCGCTCAGGTGGATCAAATCTCAAGTCAGGTCGGCGCATTGTGGGACTACACCAACAAACTTCGCGATAAATTTAACGGACATTAATATGAACAAAACCGTCGTCGATCTCAGTGTAGGCGCTGGGGCTATTTCTATCCCCTGGTGGGTTCAACTCACTTCTGGCCTTGAGCTTTTAATAGCCTTAGGCGGCGTGGCGTTGATTAGTTTCCGTCTGGCAATGGCCTATCGGGAGTGGAGACAGAAATAGTGTGGTTTTCAATTGTAATATTCACCGCGCTGGGAATGCCAATGGTTCAAATTGACGACAAGAGAGGTCCATATCCTAACCTGGAAATATGCTATCACCGTGGCGCAGAGATGATTAAGGACGTCACGGCGGGCAAGTTTCCACCGATTGTGCAATTCCAGGTTCTGTGTGTCGATAACCGCCGCCGTCCAATGGAAAAAGGCGCTTAGTGCCAGCCGCTAAAATCTTCACGTCTGATCACCCTGATGTTAAAGCGGCATGGACGATATATAACAAGACGGGTTCCAAGCGCGAGGTTGCCAAACAGCTTGGGATGACTGACAGCAAAGTCTACAGATTATTATCTGTGGATGAAGACCCTTCCCTTATAGAACTCCCCACATTTCCTGATGACGATATACCAGCCGAAGAAATTCTCGACAGCCTTGAGAAGCGTTTCGACCAGAAGCTAAAGCGTGAAAATGCGATTAAGTGGTTCCAGGTTAAAGTCAACGACCCCAAGCCTACGGGATGGGTCTTCGTTGGAGATCCTCACCTGGGGTCGAATTGCCACGTCAAGCTCCTCCGCGATGATGTCAAGATTATGGCTGAGACTGAAGGGATACACTGTATTAACCTGGGCGACACTGTGGACGGCTGGGGAGGATATTTGACGAAACTATACGCCGAAGAGGACGTTTCAAGAAATACGGAACAACGACTAGCGAAGTGGTTTTTACAGGACGCTGGAATCCCGTGGAGAGTTTGGCTGATAGGCAACCACGATACGATGGGAGACTTCTCGACCTATCTGAAAGCCATCAATGCCGATCAAATCCCGATGATGGACTGGCAAGCGAAGTTTCGTCTGGTGTTCCAAAACGGCTCAGAAGTCAGAATTTCAGCGGCGCATAATTTTAAGGGCACCAGTATTTATTCCCCCACCCACGGATTAAAGCGTGAAAGTTTATGGGGGGAGAATGCGGATATTTACGTTGCGGGGCATCATCATAACTGGGCGATCCAACAAGAGGAGATGGGCGATGGGCGCGTAGTAATTTTAGCGCGAAGCAGAGGTTATAAGTGGCTCGATACATTCGCAAAAACACACGGATTCCCAAATCACCAATACGGCGCTTCCATCATCTTTGTTGTAAATCCTGCGGAGGAAGTTCCCACGCGACGTATCAAAGCATTCGCCGATCTAAAAGAAGGGGCAGAATATCTGACATGGCTGAGAAAAAAATAAGCTCTATAACTGTAATCCCGGAAAAACGTGCGGGCAGTCTCACGGGGTTGGCTCAGTTTATTCTGGAACATGAGGGAAAGGTTTATATTGCGCCTATTACTCACAGGAACCTGACTAATCTTTTAAAGGATTGTTATTTAACCATGAAGAAAATCGAGACGCTAGACGTTGCCGATCAATTTCACAAATAGGTAAATCATGCTTTCAATTATTTCATCAGTAATCGGGCTGGCTGGCTCGACGGTTCCATCCCTTATTTCCATGTGGAATAAAAAGTCGGATCAGAAACACGAATTAAAAATGATCCAGGCTCAAGCCGAGGTTCAGGCTCAGATAGGCGCGGCCCGTTTGGAGGAGACCAAGGTCGAGGCTGACGCTGATAAGACAAGGGCTTTATATAGACACGACTCCGCAATTATGAAACGTGCGGCTCCTTGGACGGTAACTCTTTCAGCAACCGTTCGCCCAGTGGTGACATATCTGGTGATCCTGACCTGGGTAGGTTTGGAAGTCAGCGCGGCCATAGCACTGACGAATGAAGGCGTAGGAATAATTGACGCAATAGATAAGGCACTATCGGAAGAGCTTAAAGCTCTCCTAAGTCTGATCATAGCTTTTTGGTTTGGGAACAGGTCACTTGAGAAAATTAGGGGATGATAAATGAAGCGGGTTTGGAATGTATTAAAGAGTTCGAGTCAATTAGCCTTTCGGTGTATCGGGATTGTATTGGGATACCCACTATTGGTTACGGCGCTACTTATGATTTACATGGTCAAAGGGTTACTATGGATCATCCAGAAATTACCGAAGAACAAGCACAAGACCTATTGCGCCGGGATATTACTGGATCATTTAGGGCAATAGAAAGATTGACCCAACCATACTTTGAAGACCTCACTGAAAATCAACGAGGCGCTCTAACCTCTCTGACTTTTAATATAGGTTCGGGTAATTTCCGCGCTAGTCAAGTCCGTTCCCTTATAAAACAAGGCTGCATTGAAGACGCCGGGAATCAAATTTGGCAGTGGAGGAGGGCGGCGGGAAAGATTTTAAAAGGTCTGGTCAGAAGGCGGGCGCGGGAGACCGAGTTATATTTTAGTTAATGAACACAGTGTGTACATTTTTTGTACACAGTTTCTAACTGTATCTGACAAGAAACCTTGGTATTCTGCCGTTTTTTACTATATCTGACAGGGAACCCATACGTCCCGAACGATGTGCGCTACCAGACTGCGCCACTCCCCGACTTATTGATATTAAAGGGTTTTTTCAGATCCCCCTACTTCCTCCAATGTACACGGTGTGTACAAAAAAGATCCTAAATCTTCAGCTTGTTTGACCAGGTTTTCTGGCCGGCCATGACGGTAGACACGTTTGACGGTTTCAAAAGACGTTTCGGTAAACTCTGAAATTTCCTCTATTCCCCAGCCTTTCTGTGCCAGCCATGTTATCGCAGTGTGTTTTAATACATGAGGGCTGCACCACGGGACACCGGCTCGTTGTGCCGTCTTCCTGAATGCCGTTTTAATTGATTTCAATGGCTTCCCATTCCACTCGATCACATAGTCGGTTGTCGCCATGAGGTGTGCCTCTCTCAAGGCCGTGATTAACGCTCTGGTCATGGGAACAACGGATCGTTTTTTGTTGGTTATAAACTTTTTGGGGTTGTGAAAATCAATCACTCCTCCATCCATATCAATACGGTCCCATGTAAGGTCGAGGACGGCACCCTTCCTTGCCCCGGTTGTCATGGCAATTAAGATAAAAAGTTTTATATGCGGACGGTGCGCTGATCTTAATAAATTTATTCCCTGTTCCTGAGTGAGGAATTTATCTCTCGGCGAGGGTTTGGGAGGCAGTTCAACGTGAGGGGCTTTTTCTATCCAACCCCTTTTCTCAGCCAGCTTTAAAGCGGCCCTCAATTCCTCTAATTGCCGCCTGTTGTTCTTACAGAGTCGTACATGGTCTTCCACTTGTTCGGGGTACTTATTGCCCCAATACCTCTTCAGGGCCATAGCGTGCTCTCTGAGGGCTTCAGGGCGGGCAACGTAGGGTGATCTGGCTCTAACCCGTGCGTCGAGAAGTTCGCCGATTGTCTTCCCGGCGGGTGATTCCAGTGCGGCTTTGAAGTTACTTAAAAATTCTTCCGCCGCCTCTCTGTCTGGAGTATGTGTAGAAATCCTGCGTGTTGTGCCGCGCTCCGTGATTCTGACGTACCAGTTTCGTCGTCCGGGTTCTTTAATAAGGCGTGGCCCTTGTGGCATTCGGTTTTCTTTTTAAATTCTTCCAGGTGTTCAGGCCAGATTCTATAATGCCCATTTATGGGTTTGCAAGCGTTCAACTGACCAGTCGATATTAAATGATAAACCGTCTGGCGTGAATATCCCAGTTTTTCACAAACCTGTGGAATGGTAAAAGCCATTTAATACGAATGGTTACCCATCTTCATCGAGAATGGTCTTTTATTAACCTGGGCTGGCCTCCCCTGCATTGACCTGGTTGGCGGAGCGGATTTTATTTCATCAGCTTTGTTTTTCAGACAATACGAGTATGGGATGTCAGCGTTTTTGAACTGATTGAGAATGTTGTGCAGCGTTTCATGTTCTACTAAAGATCGGAAATAATCTTCAGCTTCGATTTCAAAAGTGTTGTATTTGGCGTTGCATTCCAAGCACTGCACCTTCCGTCTTTTTACACGGTTGTCCAGTTTAACAGTTTGCAAAACCTTTTTCTTGTCGGACGGGCACAAACAAATATTTTGCCGATCTTTATGAACAAAACCCCATTCTTCATTTTCGGTATACTTTTTCAACGCCATCACCAAAACACCAAGGTCATTCAACCTTTCATTTTTGCGATATAGCACCTCGCCCCAACTAATAAAAATGGCGGCCAGGTTTTCAGTTATTCTATTAGACGTATCGCTAGTCAGGCTTCGGTTGCCCGCTAAAATATGTGCGAGTGTTCTTTCATGCACCCCCGACATTTTTGCGAGGGCTTTGCTGGTTATATTAAATTTCTTTTTTAAATTTTGCAGCTCATTAACTACAACACGTCCAGGAGACAAATCTAAATTATTCATTTTTTTTCTCCGCTATCTTTTTAGATACTCTAATAATTGCCAGACCAGCCTCCAAGCCTCTCCCCTGCTTATTTTCTCATGGAGAACCTCTTCCCCGTCAGGCTTGATTAAAACAATAAATAGCTCGCCGTCTACGTCTCTGAAATTCGGATAAATTATTTTTCTATCTCCTGAATAATTTCCTCTTGTGCGACCCGCGCCCTCTCGCGCAGTGTTTTTAATTCAATCCTTCTTTGACGATACTTTGGCGTCCGAAGGTCGGTGGCTATGACATTCCGCCTTCGCTGCGATTTCTTTTTCTTTCCCACCCTAATGTCCTAACTCCGCATTGAGTTTCACCGCCTGGTCGTAGGTCAGACAGCGCATTTCCAGAACCGATACGAATTTCTTTCCCAAGTAACCTTTCACCGCAGAGGCTATCTGGTCAAAATCTTGACGGATTCTCTCGTGGCATATTTCGACACTACTGTAACTCTGCGTCCATTGCAGCCAGCCTTCGGGCGGCACCTTGGTTGTCAGAATCAGAACGGAAATGAAAACGACTTTGATCATAAAATCACCAGTGCGAAATAAGTGACTGTAAAAAACAAAAAGACACAGACCCCGTCGAGTATGATGTGGGCAACTTTACTCCGTGGTTGAAATCTTAATAATAATAAGTTCTCAATCATGTCGAATAGACCTCCGCCAGTAATTCGTCTTTACCCATTCCCAGCATTTCCTCAATCGCAGCCGCCGCGTCGTCCATGAGCCTGGAAAATTCCTCGCGGGTCATGTTTGCGAAAGCGAGTGATTTTGGGATTAGAATCACTTCCCCGTCTAAAAATTTAAACTCCTCGTAATATCCCAATCTTACGATCAGGGCGTAGCGGAACGTTTCAAGCGTGGGGTAGTATTCCTGATTATCGAATGCCCTGTTAAGGAGTGCAAAAAACAGCCGGTGTTGTTGGACTGACCTTCGCCGGGGGTCTTTGACGTCAACAGTCACAACAGTCCCTGTTCCGATTTTGCCTAAAACCTTAAAGGCGGTTTCAGAGTCGGGCTTTAGGCCGCCGAAATCTTTTCTCATCAAGACTTCAACCATGAATCCCCCTTACATAGACCTCGGCCAGATTCCCTCGCGCAGGGTTACCGAATCGGTTAAAAATATCCCACAGACCTTCAGTGATTTCCTTTGGGTCGAGACCCTTTGATTTCCACCAAACCTCCTCACCTCGACTGTGTTGCTCTGCATGGCAGGGTTGGCAAAGTGAAACGGTGGCTGAATCAGGCGGTTTTATTCCGATCCCACAAGGCGCGATGTAACGAACATGAGCCGCCTGGATGTCGTAAGTGGTCTTGCAAACGACACAAGGCAGAGTCCGAATGTATTTTAGATATTTCGGCATTCGACTAAACTCTGTCTTGGGGATCATCATGTTCATTTGCTAATCCTTGGGGTTGGACTGAGCGGCTAAGGAGAACGTCGGGCAACCACTCAGCCCTGTTGAAACTAAACGACTCCCCAGGCCGTTTCCTGCGCCCAAATTAAAATGGGATCTCATCATCAATAATTTTGTTTGTTTCATTCTCAATAATCGGCGGCGGGACAACTTGGGGTGATCCTTCATTCCCGCCTCCAAGCATCGTGAGTGTGCCATTAAATTTTTTCAGTACGATCTCTGTTGTATATTTCTCAACGCCGTCGTTAGTCGTCCATTTTCTCGTTTGGAGACTGCCCTCCAGATACACCTGAGAACCCTTTTTTAAATACTTCTCCGCTATCTCTCCGAGGCGGTCATTAAAGATTACGACACGATGCCACTCTGTTTTTTCCCGGCGCTCACCAGAGCTTTTGTCTGTCCAAGATTCTGAAGTAGCTAAAGACATATTGACAATTTTGTTTCCATCCTGGGAATGGCGAGCCTCAGGGTCTCGACCAAGATTTCCCACCAGTATTACCTTGTTAATTGATCCCATTTATTTCTCCAGTTTCTTTAACGCGGTTAATTTGTCTTCAAGTTCTCCAATAAAATCAGCAACCATTCCCCTGATCTCATCAAGCCTCTTATCGTCCCGCTCAAATCTTCTGACGAACAGTTTTAAATGCCCCTCTGGCATACGTGGGTCGTAAGAAACGAAGTCGCACCATTTTCTCCCCGTGCATTCCATCTGCCAAAGCATTTGAGTTTCATATTTCCGTGGTATTTTCTGGTCCAGAAGTGTCTGGATGTGCGTGGCCGTATTTGGACATTTAATCTCGATCATCCCGTCTTTTCCAACCAGACCGTCAGGGCTTGCACCGCTTTCCAAGTCGTTGTGCTGGACGAATCCTATTTCCTGAACCCCTTCATTTTCATAAAATTCATAAGCCACACGGGCCTCGTCTTCGTGGTCTGTTCCCCATTGCATTGAAGAATTTGAATAACTGTCTGCGACCTCGCCCGTCAGTCGTTCGGCTATGAGTTGCGCCATGTAATTTGCGCGGCTCGCGCCCCAGCCTGATTTGGTCTTGGCAATAACGTCGGAGACGCGGGAAGCTGTGACCTTGCCGCAGCGAACTGCGAACCATTCGTCTGATCGTTGTTCGATATTATCCATTTTTACGGGCCTTCTTCTGTGCCGCTATTGTCTTTAGAGACGTTTTGCAATCCTCAAATTGTTCTGCTGGCATTTCCGCGACAGAGGAGATTTTGTGATGGTTACAAAATTTTATTGTGTCGGCTTTTGTCTTCGCAATTAATTCAAGAATTTCTTCTACTTGCTCTTTATCTATGACGTTTTTATTTTTTTTAATGGGGACAACCTTTTGCCCTCCATCCCCGTCATCATCCACATTAAGATCACTGTCTTGATCCGAAATAACCAACCCTAGTGCTGAAACTAAAGTGTAACGCTGAAGATACGACGTAGTTGATCCTATGGCCTGGATGGAATTTTTCTTGCCAGAAGTGTCAGGACCACCCGCTAATTTTGTTCTTTGCTCATGGCCGTCAACATGGCTGATAACACAGGTGACGTGAACAATGCCGTCGACAAAATCCGTGTCCCAGCTATAGTAAAGATTACACTTGTCTAAAACGGGTTTGATTGTTTTGGCTATATTATCAAGGCTGGCGAAAAAGTATCCAAACCCTTCCTTGTTTTTAATCACAGTTTTAACTTCATCCATAAACTTTTGTCGGGCGTGATTGAAATTGGCTTTCGCTTGTTTTGCCTCCCACTTCTCCTGAAGTTCCATCAGTTGCGCGAGTTGGCTTAAATCACCGCCCTTTGTTATAATGGTGTTAATTAAATCAACAGGCGTTGGGTTGCTTTTTGGTTGCGCTATCGCAATATCTTTTCTTGCAGTCATTATTCTTCTCCCACTATTTCGTTGATTTCTTCAATCGCGCTATTGATTGACCTAAGGATCTCCTGACATTCATTTCGATACTCAACGCCACCGCCCAGATATTCCGCATAGCGAAGTGAACTTTTAAGACTGCTTAGTATGGGAAGGGCTTTTTCCAACTCGCCCTGCGCTTCAATGAGATCATCCCGTGCGCCGTCCGTCAGGCCGGGGTCTCGTCTGATAGGTATTGTTAAATCTTGCATTTCAGTTCTCCTTATTCACCAATTCAGATGTAACGTATAGACTGAATAAGATAATGTCAACCAAATTGGCGTATATCTATGCTGTGGCCAAATAAAACAATTTGGTTTAAACTTAGAATGTTGTGAATAAAATTGCTCATTTCCGAAAAAAAGCGGGGTTGTCTCAGGTGAAACTCGCTGAACTCTCTGGCACGTCTGGACAGCAAGTTGGACGACTAGAATTGGGGGTCCGAAAATTAAATGTTGAGTGGGCTGAGAGGTTCGCTCCTCACCTTAATTGTTTGGCCGTCGAGCTTCTTTTCGAGGACGTTGAAATAACCAAGGGCAGCTTGACCTCGGTTAAGTGCGTCGGGTTCGTCCAGGCTGGCGATTGGCGCGAGGCGGTAGAACTCCCGGAAGACGAGCAATATGCGGTGAATGTACCGCCTGATGGGAGGTTCAGAGAGATAGAAGTCTTCGCCCTGGAGATCAGAGGCGACAGCATGAACCTTCGTTATGCGGATAAATCGCTGTTAATATGCTCTAGGTATGACCCAGTAAACGACCGGCTCCCGGTCGGCAAACGTGTCATAGTTCAAAGACGATCCGAGTTGGGGTTGATCGAGGCGACCTGTAAGGAATTGATCATAGACGAGGACGGCAAGGGATGGCTGAAACCTGAGTCAAACAATCCCGCACACTCATCTATAAGATTCACTCAAAATGATGACGGCGAAGATGATACTCAAATAATCGCTGTCGTGATGGCGTCATACCAACCAGAATAGAAATAATACACCATATAGGTTGACATTAGACTAGCTTCTGGTTTAGAAGTTAGTTATGCAACTCTCCAAATACATAGAAAAAAACGAAATGACCGTAGCTCAGGCAGCGCGGGATTTCGGTGTAATCGACCAGACCATGCGCCATTGGGCGGCGGGACGGAGAACGCCTCGTGCGAAGTTCATGCGCCAGATAATGGAATGGTCACGCGGCTATGTGACGCCTCTGGACTTTTTAGATGGAGAACACGATGACTCAAAGTGAAAAGATTTTAGGGTATCTAAAAAACGGCCACAGTCTGACGCCACGCAAGGCACAGGTCGAGTTTGGTGTTATGAGATTGGCCGCGAGAATTAAAGACTTGCGGGACGAGGGACATGCGGTCCAGAGCGAAATGGTGAGAGTCCCGACCCGGAATGGCACCGCCAGAGTAGCTCGTTATTCTTTAAGTGCATGAAGTTCTCGACCTTTTCAGTGGCGTGGGTGGCTTTAGTTTGGGTTTGGAACGATGTAGTTCACGAAATGGCATGGGCGGCTTCAAGACTGTCGCGTTTTGCGAGATCGAGGAATTCCCCAGAAGGGTTCTCAAAAAGCACTGGCCTGATGTTCCTATCTATAAGGATGTTAGAGAGTTAAATGCCCAGCGACTCGCAGACGATGGAATTATTCCCGACATCATCACTGGGGGATTCCCGTGTACCGACCTTTCCGTTGCGGGAAAACAGAAAGGCATCGAAGCCGAGAGATCAGGACTCTGGAGTGACCTCTGCCGACTTATTGGGGACATACGACCCAGATACGCAATCGTGGAGAACGTCTCAAACTTGCTTGCTGGCCCTAGCGAACTCAGAGGGGGATGGTTTGGCAAGGTTCTCGGAGACCTGGCCGAGATCGGGTTTGATGCGGAATGGCATTGCATACCATCTTCCTACCTTGGTGGCTGGTCAAGAAGGGACAGAGTATGGGTACTTGCCTACCCCAACGGCGGTAACAGATCCGAAGGGGAGTCCAAGAAACAGATTTTACGGCAGCGATGCATATCGGAGTTTACTGAGAGAGTATCTCCGCGATGGCGCGGGCGATCCAATATACCCGAACCCAAATCTATCGGAGGTCATCCTGGGCTATCCAGTAGACTACACGCTATTGGAAACAGCGTCTCTCCCCAAATCGCAACCCTTATCGGTAGAGCAATTTTAGATGTTGAAATACAGAAACATTAAAACTGAAGTAGACGGGATTATTTTTGATTCCAAGGCTGAAGCCCGCCGGTACGGGCAATTAAGACTTCTGGAAAAAGCCAACGAGATTTCCGATCTAAGATTACAATACCCGTTTGAATGCAAGATTAATGAAAAGAAAATCTGCACATACCGCGCCGACTTTGATTATTTCGAAGGCGACCAGTGGGTTGTAGAGGACGTGAAAGGCTTCCGTACTCAGGTCTATAGGCTGAAAAAGAGGCTTGTGGAGGCTCTCTACGGAGTTGAAATCCGCGAGGTGAAGGCATGAACTGCCCCAAATGTGAAGGTGCTGCAATGATTCCGGGTCGGCTCCTAATTGTAGCCTCAACGGAAATGAACCCCAATCAATTATATCCCTGCGATTATGAAGGCTGTCATGCCGGTCAAGTTCATTGCTGCGACGGCCTACAAGAGGACGAGTGGACACTTGAGTTCCGATGGGTAGGACACAACGAGGAAATCCCCGAAGGCTTCGAGTTAGCAAATGAAAAGGAAAGCCACCACACGAGATGGGTCGTGAGGGAATATGAGGTGGAATAAATCAAAAGAGAAAGAATTAATAGCCCTTTGGAAGACCGGCTTAACCTTTCAAAAGATTGGCGAAAAAATCGGGATCAACCGCATGTCTGTGGCGGGGAAATTGTCCCGTATGGGGATGCGAAGGAAATTAAAAAGCGCCTGGGGCGGGGAGATCAGGCTCCATGAAAAAAAAGGCGACTGGAAAAAGAGGGGCAATTTTAGTTTCTGCCAGTGGCTGGAGGACGGGAAATTCTGCCACGCTGAGATCAGTCTCAAACAAAGTTTTGCATTTTGTGACGAGCATATAACGAAAGTTATCCGTAGGGGAGGGAACAATGACAATTTTTAGCGAACGCGACGCAGCGCATTTTTTTGGGATTAAGTTTAAGTACGACCGAAAAGACGAACTTCTGAAATCAATAAGGAGGGTCGTTCAAAAGGAATTTAATCTTACGACGCATGAAATGCTGGGAAGACAGAGAGCCAGAAATATCAGCTTTCCAAGATTCATAGGGTATTGGCTGAGTCGGCAACTGACTCATTCAAGTCTTCCTGAAATCGCCCGCGTCTACAACCGTGACCATACCACCATTATTAGCGGCGTGAAGAGAGTGAACGAATGGGAGAAAACACGCCCAGAGTGGTGGGACAAAGCTAACGAAATCAGGGAGGAATTTATATGAGTACTCTTCCTTACTTTAAATTTTATACGAATGACTGGCTTGTCGATACTGCCACTCTAAGCCCGACGGCAAAGGGTTGTTACATTGATATTCTTGCTCACACCTGGAGTAAAAAATCTTTTTTTAGGGACAACGACACGGAGATGGCTCGACTTTTAAGACTTACAAAAGGGCAATGGAGGAAAGTAAAAATAGAACTTGAGCAATATTTTGATCTCAAAAATGGGACGTTTTTTAACAAAAGATTGGCAAAAGAACTACAGGAAAGTGAGGAAAAAAGAGAAAAAAATAAATTAAACGCGAGTCTGGGTGGGATAGCTAAATCATTGAAAAGAAAAGAAACTGGCATAGCGAACGGCAAGCGAACGCTAGGAAAAAATATGCCCATATTAGAGTTAGAGTCAGAGTTAGAGTTAGAAAGTAAAGAAATATATAAAGAAAAATATTTTGAAGAATTTTGGAATCAGTACCCAAGGAAGGTCTCTAAAAAGGCGTCAGAGAAGGCTTACCTAAAAGCAATTCAAAAATTTACGCATCAAGAAATTTTAAATGGTCTGATGAAATATAATTTTAATCCAGACCGTCAAATGATCCCACACGCATCAACATGGTTAAACGGAGAAAGATGGAATGACGAACCAACTGATTACACAACCAAACCAAACCAATCTTCCAACGCAGCGGAAGCGTTTCGAGATTTCGTTTCTGGAAGAGAGACTGTCTCCTGATTTTGATTTTCAAGGATTTAAATTTAACCGCAAGGTGACGGTGGCTGAACTTAACGAAGCTCTTGAAGAAATAAAATCGTCAATGACCCCGGCCACCGATAAGGAGATAGCTGGAGAACTATTAAAATTAAGATCTCTAACTAAATCCAGAAATGAAGGCAAAGACGACATACGAATAATGATGGAGAGTTACGCGGAGAAATTTAGGGAGTATCCCAGAGATGTTGTACTGGAAGTTCTAAGAAGGGCTCCAGGCCAGTATAAATTCTTTCCCTCATGGGCGGAGTTAAAGGAAGAACTTGATTGGCGGTCTGGATACGCCAAGGAAGCGGTAGCCGCAATCGAGGAAAAGATAATGTCAAGACGTTTGCAAGAATTGAAATGATTGATATTTCAGAACAGTCCCAGAAAGCCTACCAGTGGGCGACCAAGGAAACTTTAAAGAAGGCGAAGCGCGACCCGATTTTAGTCTGGGCTGAAAGTAAAAAGCTCAACTCAGTTCTACAGGAATCGGTCTGGGGCATCAGGAGGGCGGTTAAATACATTCGCAGCGAGGTTGATTTCCAGACCTTGGATTATGCAACTCTTGATTGTCCAAGAGGGACGAGTGGAACAAATACAGAGAAAGAGCCTAAGGAAGTCAGGAGATATTTAATCTGGTCGGGCGGGGTGCTGGGTCGGTTCGGGTCGCCAGGTTTAAACATGATTGTGAATTGTATCGTCGAGGGTGACGAGTGTGACTGGAAATTATTCTCAACAGCGATCAAGGATTATTGAGAAAGTCAATGAAAAAGAAAAAGGACACGGGCCAGAATGATATTTTGCGGCGGCATCTATCATTAATAAAAACTGGGGTTTGCTGGACCTGTGGCATCAACCTGTACGGTAAAGGAAAAGAACGTGCGCCAGCGGCATCTGCCCGACCGTGCCGGGTTATAGATTGTCCTTATTAATGAGCGCGGCTTTAATTTGTCTGGCGCTGAATATTTATTTCGAGGCCAGAGGTGAGCCTGATGTTTTTGCTATGGCTGCGCCAGCTCATGTTGTTCTTAATCGAGTAAGGGATAGTCGCTATCCGAACGATATTTGTTCTGTAGTCAAACAATCCAAAACCTATCGTGGGTTTCCCGTGAAACACCAGTGCCAGTTCAGTTGGTATTGTGACGGCCTTAGTGACCAACCCCTGAATAAACCGGCATTTGAATTTTCCATGCTGATAGCGCGGCTGGTGCTGGAGGGGCGTATAGAGGACGTGACCCACGGGGCGACGCATTACCATGCGGATTACGTCAAGCCAGACTGGAAAATCTACAAAACGTTCACCGCCAAGATCGGCTCTCACCTTTTCTACAGGTGGGAACGCTCCTAAAACCTGTCAAGTTTTAAAAGGGGGTTTAAAAAATGATTAAATGGAACGAGATTAAATACGATTTGATTGGTCAAGACCTGGAGAGTTACGAGGGAGAACCCGGATATTGGAAGGCAGACCAGACAAC